CTGTCATACGGCGTAACGGCGGCGCTCATGGGGATATCCCGGGGAACGGTGCAGAAGCATGTGGAGCGGGCGCGGACGAAGCTGAAGATTGTACGAGAAAGGCGGGGCGGCGCATAGGGACGCCGTATCCGTTGACCAAACGGAACCCCGCAGACAAATCATACCACGTCAAAGAGAAAACGACAATAAGAGTGTATTCTTAGTTTACATACATGCGTAATCTGGTATAATTAAAGTATCAGAACAGGCGCACGACTGACCATCGTGCAGAAAGCCTATAGGGAGGCGAAGGTTTTGTTTACAAGCTATTTCGGGAATCCAAGGCTCAAAGGGAAACGGATCGTCGCGATCAGTCAGGGAGTGCCGAAGGGGTATGACGGCCCAAGATATCTACCGCTTGCTCCATCATGGGCGCTGGTGAAGGAGAAGGACCATAGGGTTTATGTCAGAAAGTACGTGGAACAGTTGTCGCGGCTTGACCCGGAAAAGGTGTTTCGGGATCTTGGAGAAGACGCCATACTGCTTTGCTGGGAAAAACCCGGGGCGTTCTGCCATAGGCAGCTTGCGGCGGAGTGGCTTGAAAAGGCCCTTGGAATAAGCGTCCCTGAATACTTCGGGCAGGATGAAAAGGCAAAACAGAATGTGGAGAAGTGCGAGGCTCAACAGTCGTTGTTCTAGCCTCAAACACGTAGGAATTCCAGTCCGCCCCCATAAAGGGGCGGATTTGTCATGTGTGGAGGTGGCGAATGTTCACGGGAGCGATAAACGCGGACTTGAGGTCGATTGTTGGAGAGTGGGGGCGGAAATGGGCCGGGCGAGATGTATACGTCCCGTGTTCGGGTAATTTCACTATCGAGCGTATTTTGCGAAGCGTTGGAGTGGACAGGTTGCACGGAAACGACGTCTCACTGTATAGCTGCGTTGTTGGCGGGCATCTCTCCGGTAAAGAGGTGAGCGTGCATGTCAAGGACGAAAGATATTCGTGGATCGAAGATTATCTTTCCCCAGGTATCGATACGATATCCGCGCTCCTGCTCTGTACGAAGTATTTCCAGTTCGTGGAGCGAAGTGCGGTTTATTACAGGCGCATGTCAGAAGCCTACGAACGAGAATGGGAGCGCCTTCACAAAGCTACGGTCGAGAGGGTGAGCAATGCTCTTGAAGGTCATTGCCTTGAGTCGTTTTTTGCCGGTGACGCCTTTGATTTTCTGGAATCGGTGCCGGAAAACGGGGTGGTGATTTCCTTCCCTCCTACGTATGCTGGCGGATACGAACGGCTCTACAAGAAGATTGATTCTGTTTTCGAGTGGGAGAGCCCGAAGTATGTGGTTTTCGATGGTCAGAGGTTCAACGATTTTGTGGAGCGCGTCATGGGGCGCGAGTCGTGGATGATATCACGGGATGAAGAGATCCCGGGCATGGAGGAATTCCTTGCCGGTAGAGTCCAGACGGGGCAGAGAAGCAAAGCGGTTTTTGTCTATGCGGGCGACAAGGGATCCCCCCGCCTATCCCTCCCGCGCCAGAAGATAGAGCCCTTCCCATGTAGGCGTTTGAGCGGGGATATTGCCGGTCCAATGACGCTCGCTGAAATGACTCAGGGTCAATTCAACATGATCCGGAGCGAATATCTGAGCGTGAAGATTATCCCTTCGAGCGCAAAAGTTCGGCTTGCTGTTCTTTGCGGCGGCGTGCTGGTAGGCTGTATGGCGTTTGACAGGGAATCTTTCTATCCGAGCGGCGCGTACATGATGACGGACTTTGCCATACGTCCGACGAAATACAAGCGGCTGTCGAAGCTGGTCCTTGCGGCGGCTATTTCGAGCGAGACGCGAGAGTATCTTGAACAGTCGTTCGGGTGTAGGATCGACCGTATCGTGACGACGGCTTTCACGGACAATGCCGTGTCGATGAAATACCGTGGTCTTTTCGACGTGATGAACAGGAAGGAAGGTCTAGTGAATTACGTGGCTCCGGCTGCGAAATGGTCGCTTGGGGAGGGATTTTCGTGGTGGATGGAGAAGTGCGCGAAGTCGTTGAAAGACTGAACGGGATGATGGGGGAAGCGCCGTATAAACTGGCCTTCGTCCCAGTCGGTGAGTTCGAGCTGCTGGAAAAGAACGCCCGATTCATGCGTAATGAGATGTTCCGCAACCTTGTGGACAACGTGAAGCGGGACGGTGGCCTTACCTCCGCCCCCTTCTGCGTGAAGACGGAAGACGGGAAATATCGTGTCCTGTCCGGGAATCACAGGGTCATGGCCGCGCGGGAAGCCGGTCTGTCCGAAGTGCTCGTGATGTACACGGACAAGCCGCTGTCGAAGCAGGAAGAGATTGCCATTCAGCTTTCGCACAACGCCATTGCGGGGGAAGACGATCCCGTCATTCTCAAGGAGTTGTGGAACGAGATAGAAGACGTGTCCCTCAAGTTCTATTCCGGGCTTGATGATAAGCTGCTGAAAGAGCTTGAGAAGGTATCCCTTTTGCCTCTTCAGGAGGTGGACCTTGACTTCAGAACAATGTCCATCGTTTTCCTTCCGGAAGAGGCGGATCGGTTGAAGGAAGTTCTGGACAAGGCGCTTTCCATGGTGAGCAGCGACGACATTCTAGTGGCAAGACTGGAAGATTTTTCGAGGGTTATAGACGCGACTTCAAAAACACAGACGGCTTACGGCGTCAAAAACGTAGCGGTGAGCATTTCCGTGATCCTTGACGTGTTCGAGAATCATTTGGTTGACTTACAGGGGGGGTGGATACACGAAGAGCCGAAAAAGGGGCGGAATGCTCCGGCGGCGTCCATCTTTGCCACTGATAATATTCCTATGGAGTATTCAGTTGATATATTAAAGGGTATAGAGCTTATGTTGTCAAGAGGGGATATAAAGAAGACTGATATGTGGAAGGGAGTATATATACTCTTTAAGAAGTATCTTGAAGGTGGTATGTAGAGCATGGATATATGGGATAGAAAACAAGGGGAGAGTAATAAGGCGTATAGGGCTTTTTGTATATATAGGGATATGGGGATTGATAGGAGTCTAAAACGGGTTGGAGAAGAGTTGAAAATATCAGGGGCTTTGGCAGGGAGATGGAGTTCGAGATACGGATGGGTCGCGAGGGCTCAGGCGTGGGACGATAGGCTTGACGCGGAGGCGCAAAAGGCGAAGATCAAGGCTCAGGCGAAGGCGCGCGAGGAAATGACCGAAAGGCACGCAAAACTGGCGAAGGTTTTGCAAAGCAAGGTCGTCGAGAGGTTGCAAAACCTGAACCCGAGAGAGCTTTCACCCGGAGATGTGGCGAAATGGGTGGATGTGGCCGTCAAGGTCGAGCGGTTGAGCTATGGGGAGCCGACAGAAAATGTTGACCAGCGGGTTAGCGGGGAGGTGAGCATGAAGGGGGATGAAGAGCTTGCCAAGAGGATCGTCGAAGATCCCGAGGCTTCAAGACTCGCCGTTAGCCTCATTGCGAGGATCGCAAATAGCGAAGTCGAGCCCGGCGGGGTTCGCGCATGTGACGAGTAGAGGGAAATGGGTGTGTCCTCCACACATTGCCCTCTTGTGCGAAAAGCTCATGGATGTCGCTGCTGGCAGAGTCGCGCGTCTCATGGTAAACATGCCGCCTCGTCACGGGAAAAGCGAGACGTGTTCAAAGTATTTCCCCGCTTGGTTCCTTGGGCTGTACCCGAACAAGCGGGTTATTTTGTCGAGCTACGAAGCGGATTTTGCCGCGTCGTGGGGCCGGAAGGTGCGCGATCTGATAGACGAGCACGGGAGCACCATATTCGGACGATCCGTAAGCAAGGCGTCGTCTGCCGCCGATAGGTGGGATTTGGCAGGGTACGACGGCGGGATGGTCACGGCTGGCGTTGGAGGCCCAATAACCGGGCGCGGGGCTCATTTGCTGCTTATCGACGATCCGGTTAAGAACGCTGAAGAAGCGATGTCGAAGACATCCAGAGAAAAAGCGTTGGAGTGGTACAAATCGACGGCCTATTCCCGGCTTGAGCCGGGCGGGGGCGTCGTTTTGATTCAGACTAGGTGGCACCAAGACGACCTCGCGGGGAAGCTCTTGCAGGAAATGGAGGACGGCGGCGAGCGGTGGGACGTGTTCAATTTTCCGGCCATCGCCGAAGAGGAAGACGCCTTGGGCCGTCAACCGGGTCAACCCCTGTGGTCCGCGAGGTACGACATAGACGCTCTCAAACGAATAAAGCGGACCCTTGGTCCGTATTGGTGGGCCGCTCTTTATCAGCAGCGACCTAGTCCGATAGAGGGCAATCTGTTCCGGCGCGCCTCATTCCGGTACTTCTCGGACAAGGGGGAGAACTGGGAGCTTTTCATCCCGGAGGGATCAAGGCTCGTTCTCAAGTCCGAAGCCGTCATTTTTCAGACATGCGACCCGGCTGGCGGAGCGAAGCAGCAGAACGACTATTTTGCTCTCGGGACATGGGCCTTTCTCCCGAAGTCCGGGGATCTGCTTTTGCTGGATCTGCTTCGTTTGCATCAGCAGGGGCCGCAGCTCCCCGGGATCATTCGCGCGGGGAATGCGCAATGGAAACCGGCTCTTATCGGGATAGAACCGGCCCATATCGGCCTTACCCTCTTTCAGACCTTGCAGCAGGAGGGGTTGCCAGTGATACCGCTCAAGCCGGATACGGACAAGGTTACTCGTTCGCTGCCAGCATCGGCCAGGTACGAAAGCGGTAACGTGTACCACAGGCACGGGGCAGAATGGCTCCACGTCCTCGAAGACGAATTGACGAATTTTCCGAACGCAGCTCACGACGATACCGTGGACGTGGTGAGCTATGCCGCCATCCTCGCGGCGAGTGGTATACTCCGTGGAAAGCGCGGCGGGCGCGTAACCGTTATCGGATAGACGAAAGGCGGGGGTACTCTTGGGGGATAAGCCGATTTTCAAGGCGCAGGTCATAGGCAGCAGCATCACGATTCCGGAGGATCCGGGGGCGTCCCGGCGCATGCCGGAGGATCCTTTCGAGGCGCAATACGGCGATGAGATCATAGCCCCGCCGTTCGACATGCGCGCGCTCGCAATCCTTCCGGAAACGTCGTCGATTCTGCCGCAGTGCATCGAGGCGATGGAAACGAACGTGGACGGCTTCGGCTGGAACATCGTACCGAAACCCGGGGTGAAACCGGGCGACGATGGGAAATTCCCCCCGGAGGTTGAAGCGGAACGGGGCCGTCTGGTAAAGTTCTTCGACTTTGCGAACCCGGAGATATCGTATACGCAGATACGGCGGCGGACGCGGCGCGATCTTGAAGCGACGGGTAACGGCTATTGGGAGATCCTGCGGGACGGCAAAGGCGACATCTGCGGGATAGAGCACATCGAAGCCCACACGATGCGATTGACGCGGCTTGACCGCGAGATAACCGAAACGGAAGTGTTCGCCCCGACGGAGGCGTTTACGCTCGAAAAGATCGTGTACCGCAAGCGGTTCCGGCGTTTCGTCCAGATCCGCGACGGGATGAAGGTCTGGTTCAAGGAGTTCGGCGACCCGCGCCCGTTCAACGCTCTGACCGGCAAGGTTGCGACCGAGGACGAACAGCGAAAGGCCGGGTTCGTTTCCGCGACGGAAGTTCTGCATTTCCGCATATACTCATCCCGGACGCCCTACGGCGTCCCCCGGTGGATAGGGGCGACGCTCTCGGTTCGCGGCTCGCGTCAGGCCGAAGAGGTGAACCACGATTATTTCGATAACAAGACCGTTCCTCCGCTGGCCCTTCTGGTCGGCGGAACGCTCGCCGAGGGCAGCGTCGAGACGATCAAGGACTACGTCGAATCGAACATGAAGGGGCGGGCCAATTTCCACAAGATCCTCGTTATCGAGGCGGATGTCTCGTCGTCTTCCGCAGGGATCCCGGGAACCGGCGGCCCGGCTCCGACGCTGAAATTCGAGAACCTTACCGGCGCGCAGCAGAAAGACGCGCTCTTCGTGGAATACGATTCGGCAAGCCGAAAGAAGGTCCGTTCCGCGTTCCGTCTTCCCCCGCTTTACGTCGGCGAATCGGACGACTATACCCGGGCGACGGCGGCGGAATCGAAAGCCGTGGCGGAAGAACAGGTATTCGGGCCGGAGCGGGACGACCACGATTTTGTCGTGAACCGGCGCATCCTTTCGGCGCTCGGGGTCCGGTTCTGGGAATACAAGTCTCTGACCCCGAAGACGGACGACCCGGTGCAGCGAACAACGATGCTCGATACGTTCGTCCGGGCCGGTATGACCGTACGGGAAGCGCGGGCGCAGATAGCCGAGATCCTGAATATCGACCTCGCGGAACCGGAAGGTGCGGAATGGCTCGACATGCCGCTCTCGGTGTATCTCGAAAAGATCCGGCTCGGGGCGCAGCTCGTCGAGGGCGAAAACGCGCAGACGGAAGCGGTGGAGAAGTTCACAAGTTTGCTTGTCGGAACGAGGGAACGCCTTGAAGATCGGGAAAACCGCATCGAATGACCTGCTCGGGGCGATAGACGCGGTTCTCGGGCACGTCGGCATATTGAAAGCGGGGGGCAAGCAAGTAGGCCCCCCGACCGTTTTGTCCACCGAGAGGAAGCTGGTATCCCGGCTCCTGAAGGGCTGGAAGGGCGAGACGAAAAAGGCGATAGAGGACGCGGCGCGCGCATTCTCGAAGGGCTCCGGGGACGTGTCGAAAGAGGACGTTGCAAACGCGGTTGAAGCGATGCGGAAGCGGCTCGGGCCGGAATTCGCGAAGCTGACCGCGACGGACGTTGAAAAGTACATGCGGGCGGCGTATACGCTCGGGCGCACGGTCATGGCCCGGAAGCTCGGGATCAAGCCGAACTGGTCCATGATCGACGAAAAGGCGCGGGAATGGTGCGCCGAGAACACAACCTACTGGATAGGCAACCACTACGACGACCAGCTCGGGCAGACGATAGCGAAAGCGATTGACGAGGAAGTGCTTCAGTCGGGCCTCGGGCGCGTTGAAGCGGGGCAGAAGCTCCGCGAGGTTTTGGGCGACAGGTTCCTTCGTTCGGAGGTGTACTGGCGCGGGCTTGCGGCGAACGCGATCAATCGGGCGCGGAACTTCGGCGGGGTCCAGTCGATGGTGGACGCGGAAGTCGAGGAATACCGGATTATCGCCGTCATGGACGCCCGGACAAGCTCTATCTGCCGCGAAATGGACGGCAAGGTATTCCGGACGGAGCACGCCGTCAAAATCCGGGACGACATGATAGGGGCGAAGGATCCGGAAGCGGTAAAGGCTATCGCCCCGTGGCGCGATGCGGACGAGGTGAAGGGGAAGGACGCGGACGCGCTCGCAAAGCTCGGTATGGCGCTTCCTCCGTATCATTACCACTGCCGAAGCTCGTACGTTGTCAACGCGTTTCGCAGATCACGGGGCGGCGCTCCGAAAGTCGAAGATGCGACGACCCCGACCCCGACCACGGAGCCGCAGCAGGAACCGAAGAAACGAACGGCGAAGGAGATTATAGCGTCGATCACGGGGGCATACGCGCAAGACGTGAAGCTCCCCGGCGTTACCGACGAGATGATGGCGGATATCGAGGATGGTATGTACGCCGTTTTTGGGGACAAATACATGAACCTCAAGACCATCCGGTGGACGACATCGAAGCAAGCGAACGCGATGTATGAATACTATCCCCGGCTTACGCCGGAAAACAACATCGGGCGGGACAGCATAGCAATCAACAAGGAATATGCGAAGGACGCGCGGGCGCTGGCGGCGATGCGTCATAAAAACTGGAAGGACAACAACGCGAATATGATACGGATAGCCGAAGGAACCCCGACGACGGATCACGAGATAACCATGAAGCCGCTCTACCAAAAAAAGCTCGCGGATTTGAAGGCGACCAAGCGATGGACGATCTCGAACGCCTCGAAGAATCCGCTCCGGGCGACCGTGACGCACGAGGCCGGGCACGCGATCTATTACCGGAGCTACGTTGACAACGTGGGCGGGGAGCGGCTTATGGTGGCATGGGGTAAAGCGTGCCTCAAGTTCAAGCGCTCGGACATCCTCGCCGTGTCGGAATATGCGGCGTCGTCCGCCTCGGAAATGTGGGCCGAGGTGACATCGGCGTACCATTCCGAATATCGGGACGAGATACCGAAGGACATCAAAGACGCATACGAAGACCTGTTGAAACGGGCGAAGGTGGTGAGATAATGCCGCAGGGGACGCAGTGCGAGCGGTGCAAGTGGCGCGTCGTCCTCCCCTTCTGTCGGGCGTTTCCCGACGGGATCCCGGAAGCGATCATGACGGGGAAATTCGATCACAAGAACATGTATCCGGGGAACAATGGGGTACGGTTCGAGCCGACGGAGGAATACGCGAAGGAGAAGACGCGGGGCAAGGCGAAGCGGCGGGGGGCTTGACAGCCCTCCGCTTTGCTTTATTCTTGCGACGTGAACTTTCGTTGAAGGGAGGGTGTGATGTGGACAAGGTTCAGGTAGAGAAGGCCGTCCCGATCAAGAAAGCGGACGCGGAACGCCAGATCGTTTACGGCGAAGTATATGTACCGAACGAGAAGGATACGGACGGCAATTTCATGACGGCGGCGGAGATCGAGAAGATGGCGCACGGATTCATGGAGGCCGTCAGGGTCCAGAAGATCGACAAGGAACACAACGGCAGTACGGTCGAGGGCGTCGTGGTAGAATCGTTTATCGCCCGGAAGGGCGACCCCGATTTTACCGAGGGTGCGTGGGTGCTCGGAACGAAGATCACCAAAGCCGAAACATGGGAAGCGATCAAGAAGGGCGACATCACGGGCTACAGTATCGCCGGTATGGGCGTGCTGATCGAAGAGGCCCCGGCGAAGGCATAAGGGGAAGGGGGTGAACATCGAATGAAACCCGATAAACCGGGAGAACTGCGCGACGTTGACGTACAGTGTGTTTCCCTCGTCTCCAAGGCCGCGAACAAGCGAACGTTCAAGATCTTCAAAAGCGCGGACTACAAGGAGCCGGAACCGGCGTTTGCGCCGTCTCCGTCGGAGGATTCCGGACTCATGCGGAAGGTTGTCGAAGCCCTGAAGGGCGTCTTTACCGGCGTCGAGAAGGGCGAGGTCATGGACCGATTCAATATCCAGCGACGGCGTGAGAGCTTCTGGAAAGCCGTTGACGCGCTTGCAACCACGCTTGACGTTCGGGACCGATGGAGCGACAGCAACAGCGTCGGCAAGGACGCGAAGGTCGTGGACGCAAGCGTAACAAGCTCCGCGCTTGCGGAATTCACGACGATCATCACCGGTATTTTCAAGGACAGCGAACCGGGCGCGACGGCAGAGGGCACTACCACGGCCCCAGCAACGGAACCCGGGGAAGAGGTAGCAAAATCCGGGCGCAAGATAAGCGCGTCGCGGCTTGCGGGATTGAAGGACGCGCACGGAATATTGGCCCAGATCATAGCGGAGGCCGAAGCGTCGGCCAGCGAAGGAGGTACCGAAGTGACGAAAGAAGAGCTTTCGGCGGTCATCAAAGCGGAAATGAAAGGTATCGAGGAACGGCTTTCGGCGGTGGAGAAGGCGGCGGTCCCCCCCGTCGAAACCGAAGAGGAAAAGAAAAAGCGGCTTGAGGAAGAGGCCAAGAAGAAGGGGACCGAAGTAACGAAGGAAACCCTCGTCGAAGCCCTGAAGGGCGCGCTTGAGCCGATCACGGCGCGGCTCGAAGTGGTGGAGAAGGCGCGGGGGATCAGCAACGCGGCCCCGGCGGACGGAACCGAACCCGTTGCCAAGAGCGACGGATGGGGCGGCATTTTTAGCGGCGTTGGCCGATAGACAGGAAGGGGGAATATCTATGCCCACGAATCGCGAAGTTATCACCAAAAGCGTTACTTCCGACGCATTCGGATCCGCTCCGAACTACGCCGGGCGTCTGAACAACGAACAGGCGGACAAGTTTATCACCCTGCTCGTGGACCAGAGCGCATTCCTGAAGGACATCCGCACGGAACGAATGACCACCCCGACGAAGGATCTTGACTTCCTCGGTATCGGATCCCGGCTCATTCGGAAAGCGACCGAAGCGACG